GATCTACAGCGATAGTAGCAGTTCTAGCAACACCAGCACCACCACCAGCATATACATAAGCAGTATCTCTTACACGACACTTTTGCTCACCAGCCGCACCTAAAACAACGATTGTTTGATAAGGCTTTATAGCTAGTAGTTTATTACCAGCACCAGCAGCAGTACTTCCTGGATCAATAGTAATTGTAATAGTTTGAGTAGTAGCTACAGTAGCTGTATCATAAGATACATGCAACCTATTTTGTTCAGACCAAACAACTTGATCAGAAGTCATAGGCATTTCAGCTCCTACCATTCTCAAGAAACCACCAATAGTTCGGTTTCCGTATCTTTCAACTTCAGCTTCATAAAGTTCAGGAAGATATTGCTGAGCAAAATCATTAGTCCCATCAGTAAAGCTTAAGTAATTATTCGCTAAAGTCATCTGTTTTGGAGCTGGCTCCAACCCAGGCGAAAATGACGTTAATTTTGGCATTTTAATTTAGTTTTTAGTTATTGTTTTTTATTTATTCTTAACTTTAACTTAGAACTATTTACACCGTCAATTGCTTTAACTTTTAATCCATTAATATAAACATCACCAGTAGACGTAGCTCTTGGCTCGTTGCTTAAGTTTTTAGATTTAGCCATCATATCTTTAATCGCGTCGGCTTTGCCTTGCTCATAAAAATGGTTAGCTATAGTGTCAGCATTTTCAGCAGCGTAAATTGCTTTGTGATAACCAGCATAATCATTCACTTCACCTTTTTCATTTAGGAACTTCCCTATAAAATTAGTTAAATCAGATTGATTATTAGCAACATTATCGGTATTGTTAACTCCATATCTAAAACGCTTTTCACCAACGCTAAAATCAAAACCTTTGAAATTATCGTTAAAAAAGTTTTCAGTTCTTAGTTTAAACCGAGTGTGTCGCTCTTGTACCGACTTTTGTTCTTCGTTATATCTATTGAAAAAGTCCATAGCTTTTTGTTGTTCTTGAGTGGTACCAGGTCTCAACTTGATTTCCTCGTAATATTTACTCTTTAGTCCTTCCAAAAAGTTTTTGGCTTTTGCAATTTCTTCTTTATAAGCGAGTTTCTTTTTTCTTATATCTCGCTCTTCATCCATTTCTTCATCATATGAAAAATTATCTTCCATAATAAAAGATATTTCTTCTGAATCTAAATGTGGTTTAGTTCTTTTATAATACTCTCTTAATAAAGTATTATTATCTACACCAGAATAATCAGCATTAATTCTAACATAGTCTTCTACTGTTCCACCAGTTTCTTCCATAAAAGCTACAAGCTTTTCTATATTTTCTGGAAGTTGTCTTTGCTCTACAACTGGTTCTTCATTTACTGTTTCTTGTACAACTTCTTCCTTTACCTCTTCTGTAATTTCTTGTATTGGAATTACTTCTTCTTTGCTTTCTTCGGTAAGTTTTTCAGTTGTTTCTTCGATGTTTTCTTTAGAAACTTCTTCGCTAACTTGGGGTTCGTCGCGAACAAGTACTTCATCTGTTGTTTGCTCTTGAACGGCATCCTCTTCTTTTTTATTTAAATCAACTTTTACAGTTTCATTTTGTGATGTTAATTTTCTCGGTCGACCTCTTTTCTTTTTTATTTTAAAGTCACCCTCTTGTTTTACTTCTTCTGACATAATATAATATAATAGTTAATAATTATCTAGGCATAAATTGCTCTAGACCAAATCCGCCTAATGTGTCACTACCTGCGGATTCAAAGTTTTTTGGTAGTAAATCGTTTTTTCTTTGATCAATTAATTCTGATTGTTGAGTTGCTTGTATTTTAGTTCTTTCGTCTTTGCGATCTTCCTTGTATGCTTCAGTACTCTTCTTAGCTTCACCTTGTGCTCTAGCTAATTGAACATTGTAATTAAATTCAAGCTCCATTAACTGTTGCTTTATCTGAGCTTCTCTTTCCATCTTTTGTATCTCAAAATCAGACTTAGCTTTTTCAAGTTGCATTTTTTGCTCAGTTAATACTTGTTGTTTTTGTGTTTCAGCTAATGCTGCAGCTTCGCTAGCTTGTGCATTTGCTTGAGCTTGTGCTTGTATATTAGCTTGTTGTGCTTGTTGATCTCTCGCTGCTTTATCTTTTCTACGTTTCTTTAACATTTGATTAGCTAACTTTAAGTTGTTAACTTCTCTAATATCTATAGCATCTTCAAGATCTATTTGTCCAGCTTGTAAAGCTATTTGTATATTTTGCTCTAATATTTGTTTTTCTTCTTCGTCTGGCTCTAATTGTAAGAATATACCAAAATCATGTATATTTAATTTAGATAATTCATCTAATGTTCCAACGTTATACCTAGATATACTAGACATAAGTGATTGTTTAGTCATTGGAAACATTAATGCATCAGCTACTCTTAATGATATATTTTCACATGTCTTTAACGTTAAGTACAAACTAGACTGTAATACATGTCTTGTTGCTGTATTAGAATTAGCAGCTGCAAGTTTTTGTAAACCAACTAAAGCATATTTGTCTGGAGTACTTCCATCTCTAGCTTCATTAAGCCCGGTCACATCTCTTATCATTTTAAGGTAATACTCGTAAGTCTGTATTAAACTTTGTATTTTACCAAGACCATTTGATGTTTGTAATTCTTGTATTGGAACTTTACCAGGATTAGGTCCACCATCTTGAGTAAACGAACGACCAACAATAGAACCTGTTTGAAAATACATATTCATAGCTTCAGCTGGATTATAGTTTGTTCCATTACCAAGATCTACTTCTGCTAAACCATCTACATCTACAAATACACCATCAGGAACCATTCTAGACATTACCTGTTGCAGTTTTAAATGCGTAAGCTGTATCATATCAGCAAAACCAGTTATTCTGCTTACAATTGATTCTATACGACCTTTATATAATCTTGGCGCTACTATATTATAACTCATATTTACCCTAGTAGTATCAGCCATTGGCCTAGTCATATTTTCAGCTAATTCCCATTTAAGCATCATTTCGTGTCCTAGTATTTTAGCACCTGAATATAATACTTCA